GTCTTAGCATATCTTGTACTTGAAAACCATCTTTAGTGGTACTGTAATGTTCACCATAAGTTGATTTTATGTAATCTGATATTTCTTTAACTATTTTATCTTCATTATATTTCATATTATCCTTTCATCAAATAGTTTACTTCTTGTCTTAATTCTCTAATACCCATTTTAGAAAAGTTCATAAATCTTGGTCTAATACCGTTTACTGACTTATATTCGTCCCAAATATAATCAATTAAATTTTGTCTTACTAAATCTCTTAATGTAAAGATACCATAATCAACCCAATGGTCAGCGTGTTCTATCATCAAACCTTTGAAACTACCAGTACCTTTATTTTCTTCATTATACTTACGAGCACCTTCATTGTATTTTTTAATGTAGTTAATTAAGTTTTGTGATAATTGTTTATTTGTCATATGTACCTTATTGTGATCTTCCTTCTACATTTGCTTTTTTCCAGTAATCTTCTTTTTCAATAATTAACATTTCTTCAACGTTGTGTTTGTCAACAACCATTTCAATGTTATCTAAAGAACATACTTTATCAACAGCATCTTTCAAGTTAATTAAGTTTTGTACGTACTGTTTAATAACTTTATCAACAGCACTTTCAACTGACGTTACAATGTAATCTTTTAATTTAGACATAGTGTTTTTCTCCTTTGTTATAATTAATAGTATCATAATTTTTACTAATAGTCAAGCCATTATTTTTGACTTTTTTATTAATAATAATAATTTGTTTTTTCATACTATTATAGTATCATATCTGACCTAAAAGTCAAGCACTAAAAAACGTTGATTTTATTGACTTTTTAGAAGAACAAAGAGAGAACACCCTTTATTTCCAATGGTTTTTGACCCATTCTACGTCTGATTCGTGTGGATTTGGTTTACCGTGAAATACTGCGACTTTGGCACTTGTCTTTCTTTCAAAGGTCCAATCGTTCTTATGAAACCTAGGTGATTCTCTATCATACCATTTTGCTGAAAATGTCCACTCATCTGGAAATGATTTGAAGTGAGGTGTCTTTTTGATAAAATGAGAGATAACATTTTGATCTCCTTGATTTCTATCCATATTTGCCTTATCTTCTAGGTATGGTTGCCACACGTGTTTTGTCATTATCTTATTATTGAATTTCATCACACTTGAATTAAATAGTTTTGTAGATTTATTAAAGTCATTCATACCTATAAACTTTACTTCATCCTCATATGTAGCAAAGCAATCTATATTATCTAATATTATAACATCTAAATCAAAGAATAGATTTGTACCATCTAATTTTGCCTCTGGACTGAATAGTGTTAATTTATTCCACCAACCTTGATAATTATGAAATGGTAATTTTCTAAATTCAATATCACCATCTATTATCTTATGAAGTTTTACGTGATCTGTGTAACAAATAAACTTGTGTGGTATGGTTAAATGTCTTTTAACCATATTATATAAAACTTGTACGTAATCTGTTTTGTACTTATCGCCCCAATATAAACATACTACATTAACCAATTCCATATCGCCCTCAATGCCAGTAGTAAATACATTAGTTCCATTAATGCTCTAGGTATATCTTTATCTTTTATACCCATATAAATCCATATAGTACAGGATAGTGTAGCGATTGCCCAACCAATCCATTGTGTATCAGGATTAGCATTTGATAATACAAATGCACCTATCATCGCTAGTAAAAAACCTAACCAACGCCAACCATCTATCTTTTTATAATATCTAATTTTCATTTTGTACTTTTAATGTTTTGTATGCTGTACCGTTTTCTATTTCCTTTATTGTAAACTGATTTTCAGCAACAAACTTTAACCATTCTTGCATAGTCTTTCTACCAGGTCTTAATGGTTTTTCTATTTTACTTATATCTCTACTTGACACAGGACCCATAATACTACTACCTTCAGCAAATACTGGTACCATATTCATCAAAGCATCCACACCTGATAATGACATATTTGTAACTAAACAATGTGCGTCTTTAAGATCATCTTTTATATCTGTTTGCCACCATTCATTATTAGGTCTAGGTTTATTTCTAAACTTAATTGGTCTATCTGTGTATTTTTTTATTTCTTGTTTTGCAATTTTTATCCATTCTTCTTGTGATATACCATTCATATGATAAGTTACTGTCTGTGATGATGGTGCTAATAATATGTGTTTAGTTTCACCTGTGTACCAACCTTTAAATTCTACATCTATACCTTTAAGTTCTAATTCATTTAATCGTTGTCCACTACCTACTCTACCTAAATTTGTATGAATACCACCTTTACAAATTCTAAAATATGTTTTATCATAGTCGTGTATAATAGGACTAGGGTATCTGGTAATTTGTTGTGTTAAGTATCCAACATCAACATACCACCATTCTTCTTTGTTTTTCATACACTCTCTAATATCATTAGGATTATTACCACCTAATCCCCAAAAAAAGTGTATGGGTTTATCTTCATCTTGCCAACCTTTTTCTATAGCAGGCCAGATTTGATGTGATAAACAATCTTTTTTAGCTAGTTTGTGTGTTATTATCATATTTGTCAACTATTCTTTTTGCTGTTCCGTCTTGTATTTCTATCATAGAAAATTGATTTGCTAATAAACTATCTATCCATTTATTAACTAACTCATTATTTCTTATATATTCTTTTTCTATATCTTCATATCTGATTGATACAGGTTTACACATAGATACATCATCACAAATTACAGGTATACCTTTTAATATAGCGGTAATACCTACTGTAGATTGAAACGTAACAACACAATGTGCTTTATGTAAATCCTCATCTAGCGGTCTAGTGTCTGTTTTATATCTAATAATAAAACTTCTATCTGTAAACTTTCTAACTTTCTCTTGTGTCTTTCTTATCCATCTATTTAAATCTGTAATTTTATAATATCTACAAACTGCTTCTGTAGGTGGTATAATTAATATATCTCTACCTTTTCTAATATTTTTTAATCTAAATGTTTCTTCAAACTGTTTATACTTTTGTATTCTGTTTCTATCCTCATCATTTAATTCAACTATCTTATTTTGATTTTCACCATTTTTAGTTATTCTGTATGATTGTATATTAGATATATGATTAGGTTTATGACTATGTGATTTAAAAAAGTATGAGTGATCAAAGTAATAATAATTTAAACCTAATTGTTTACACTTGTACAACCAGTTTTCTGTGCCTCTCAATATACCAAATACTGCAACATCATTTTTTTCTTTTAAAAAATCATTCATATCAAATCCAGGCCATATTGTTTGTTCAAATTGATCTACGTGATTTCCACCTTTTAATTGAGGATTCCAAAACTTACCACCCTCGTTTTCAACAAAAGGTCTTACAACTCTATCTAATACAACTCTAGTACCAAATCCTACTAACATTATAAGTCAATCTTATTACACTCATTATAATAATTAAACCAATCTAAATTATAATCACAACCTTTATAATCTTTAAAGTATGGTCCACCTTTTGTATAATGTACGTTCTTTACATCTTCTTTGTAGTTGTATTCACCAACTAACCAATTCCACTCTAAAGGCAATTCACCTATTAAGTGATCACCTTCTAACCATTTAAATTGATGTAATTCTAATCCACTTGCTCTGTTTACATAATTAGGTGTAAGTTGTGTACATTTCTTACAATTCATTAACATAAAACTTGACCAATTCTTTTTAGGGTAGGCAGTTTGTACTTGACCTAAAAACTTTGTTTTATCTTTAGGTATATAATCGTGTTTACAAACTTGTACTGCATACTTGTCATCCCTTAATCGCCATAATTCTGCAATATCAGCTTTCATTAACATATCACAATCCATAAACAATGCCCAACCTTGATAGTTCATAAGGTGTGGAATGATAAAACGACTAAAAGAAAATTCAGTAGATGAAAGATTACCTCTTTCTCTTACAAAGTCGTCTTTAATGTTGTTTAATGCTATAGGTGTTATTGAAACAGGTTTAGTTGAGTTCTTTATTATACTATATGATAATGTACCAAATGCCGATTTTTCTTTATTGTCAAAACCAATAAAAACATTTATCATTATTTACCTGCCATTCTATTAGGTGGTTGATATTCCCACCTAGGAGGATTGTTTCCGCCGACATCATAATCGTGGTACGAACCTTTTTTATATGTACTGTAATCTGGTCGTGGCGCTGCTCCTTTCACACCTTTTTCTATGTCTTCTCTTGTATAAGCAGGTTTTTTAGACTTATCTAAACTACCTACATTTGTAGGATAACCTGGTTTTAATTTTTGTATTTTACCACCTTTTTCTAAAAACCTTTTCATCATTTTATCTGATTCTTCTTTTGACGTTTTAGGTTTAGTATGTAAATCGTAATCGTAACTCATTTTAATGCCCTTCGTCTGATTTAAATCCGTAATCTGCAATGAAACTTATAATTGCGAAAATTACACCCATTAGTATAATACCCCACAACCCAGCATCTTTTTCTACAAATAATACGTGATATAAAAATTCTAATCCATTCATTTATTTTTTATCCATTCTGGACTATGTTCAGTTAGTTTTCTTTTACCTTTTCTGTGATCTATATATAAATTTAAAATTTTATCTCTTGCCATAATGTGTCCGTTTCTACCATCACCTTTACTTAACTCTTTATAGTGTATATCAGTTTTACAAAAACGTCTTGTGTCATCAAAGGTATGGCAATCAGTCCAATTATCTAAATCAAATACTTTGTCTTCTCTATATAGATTTAAATAGTAATTAAAAAATGCTTTTGATATTAACTTGTTTTCATTAAATGCTAAAAATCCTGTTTCTGTATATTGTTGTGGTCTGTCATAAAAAGATACAAAGGTATCA